TTACCTGCAGGACATACTCGGTAATGCCGAGCCGTTAACCTGCGATTGTCAAGAATGAGAAAACATCCCTATCAAAAATTATTAGAAAGAAAAAGAACTTGGACACCAGTCCAACCAAAACGAGGAGTTATAAAAGAAGGTGCGGAAGAAACCATCAGACGTGCTCTCGCAGTACGTCATATGGAGCTGCCAGTTGGAGAATTTATTCGTGAAGGACTTGAAAAAGAGGTACCATCACTTGCTAGGCAGCTCCTTGAATCAAACGTACAAGACGAGATTAAACACGATCTTGCCTTGGGCTACATAGTAGATGCCTACGGTATCAGAGAAGATGCAAAGGAAGAATTGGAGGCGAAGAGGTTAAGAGATGCATGGGTTAATCATCCTGATCATACAATTACCAAAGCTTTGGTCGCAGAGCGGGCCATCTTCTTCGTTCTACTCCCTTTCTTTAGGTTTAATGGGTGCGCTGCTATGCGTACTGTATCTGCCGACATCTCAAGGGACGAGCAGATCCATGTCGGAGCGAATACTCTTGTATGTGCTGAGTTGGGTCTATCTGCTAGCCCTTCTCTGGATAAACTTAGGAAGGCCACCATTAACTGGATACTTCAGCCTCTAGGTATAAATACTACCGATAAATATTTGGACAAAAAATTCTGGCTAGATGCATCAGACCGATTAATGTATGAAGGCAGAGCACCAGAGTTTTCTGACACTAAGGCAGCAAGAATGCCAGCATTTTTTGAACATGACAACACAAATCTACCCCAATACGCTTAGCTTCCATTCAGAGAAGCTGGAGAAATTAGTTGAGGACTTGGAGCTAAAGTTCCCTTCAAGTCCCATCCATCCAAAGGAGGAGCTTCCATCCATCATGTACAAAGCTGGTCAAGCCAGTGTTGTTACATATGTTAAACGAATACTAGAGGAAAATTAAATATGTGTTTCAAGGTACAGATGCCTAAGCAAATGGGACAACCCCCAGCATTAGCATCAAGAAACCCTAATCTATCAGAGGAATCACAATTAGCTAAGCCTAATAAATTAGTTGATGAGAAGAAAGTTACAGGTGTTGAGTACGGTAATCAAAAAGCTGAGGTACCTAAAGAAGGTAAACAAGTAGGTACAGATTCATTGAGAATCAAATTGAATACAGGTACACAAGTTGCTGGAGCAGGTGGTGTTAATACAGGAGGAACTACAGTATAATGTATAAAGCAAGTGAAAGATACAAGCAACTAACTAGTGGACGATCACAATTCCTAGATGTTGCTGTTGAATGTTCTGAACTTACTTTACCATACCTAGTACAACGTGATGATAGTATCAAGGGAGGTACAAGAAACCTCAAGCAACCTTGGCAATCAGTTGGAGCTAAAGCAGTAGTTACATTAGCATCAAAACTAATGTTAGCATTGTTGCCACCACAGACTAGTTTCTTTAAACTACAAGTCAGAGATGATAAGTTAGGAGAAGAGATAGAACCTGAAGTTCGTACTGAACTAGACTTAGCATTCTCTAAGATAGAGAGGATGGTTGGAGATCATATAGCTGCCTCTAATGATAGAGTAGTTGTACACCAAGCTCTTAAACATCTTGTCGTATCAGGTAACGCACTTATATTTATGGGTAAGGATGGATTAAAACATTTCCCATTACAAAGGTACGTTGTTAATAGAGATGGTAATGGTAACGTATTAGAAATAGTAACAAAGGAACTCATTAGTAGAAAGATACTGGGACTAGAGCCTAAGCCAGCTACATATCCTAATGACCCTAACTCAACAGGCTCTAATGAAGACGACGCAGAAGTATACACATGTGTTAAACGGGACGCAAGCAGCGGTAGGTGGGTCTGGCATCAAGAAGTAGATGACGCAATCATCGAAGGTAGTCAGAGCTCCGCACCTAAGAACGCTAGCCCGTGGTTGGTTCTTCGATTCAATACAGTAGATGGTGAAGATTATGGACGTGGTAGAGTAGAGGAATTCATAGGTGACTTACGTTCTCTTAATGGATTAGCTCAAGCTCTCGTTGAAGGTTCAAGTGTAGCTGCAAAGGTTATATTCTTAGTCTCACCTAGTGCAACAACTAAACCTCAAACCTTATCCAATGCAGGTAATGGTGCTATCATACAAGGTAGACCGGAAGACGTTGGAGTGGTACAGGTAGGGAAGACAGCAGATTTTGCTACAGCTGCTAACCTCGCACAACAATTAGAAACTAGAATACTAGATGCTTTCCTTGTCTTACAGATTAGACAGAGTGAAAGAACAACCGCAGAAGAAGTGCGGATGACACAACAGGAATTAAATGAACAGCTTGGTGGATTATTCTCCTTGCTTACAGTTGAGTTCCTAGTACCATATCTTGATAGAACTTTGTTGGTCTTGAATAGGAACAACACACTACCCAAGTTACCTAAGGATATAGTACGACCTAAGATTGTAGCTGGTGTAAATGCTCTAGGTAGAGGACAGGATAGAGAAGCATTAACTATGTTTGTTACAACTGTTGCTCAAACACTAGGAGCAGATGCATTGATGAGGTACATTAACCCATCTGAAGCTATCAAAAGATTAGCAGCATCACAAGGTATTGATACTCTTAACTTAATTAAAACAGAGGAACAATTACAACAAGAGATGGCTGCACAACAACAGCAAGCTCAACAGCAAACTCTAATGGAGCAAGCAGGACAATTAGCTGGTACTCCTATGATGGATCCATCTAAGAACCCTGAAGCACAAGAGCAAGCTAATAGACTAGCTGAAACCATGCAAGGACAACAATCACCCGAAGAATAATGGCAGAAACATTAACAGTTAATACAGATCCTTCTACAGAAACAGCTGATGTTGTAGAGAATCTTACTCCAGATGAGCAGGATTCTCTCAAGGTTGGTGAAGAGATGCAAAGCCAGCAGGAACAACTCCTTGCTGGTAAGTATAAGAATGCAGAAGAGTTAGAAAAGGCGTATGGAGAACTCGAAAGAAAACTTGGAGAGAAAGATAATCAAGATAGCGACGAGACTGGGGAGCCTACCACTTCTGAAACCGAAGAAGTACCAGAAGAAAAGATTGAAACTAAAGAAACTGTTGAAGGAGATTTCTACTTAGAAGGTGGTGAGGTTAACTATGAAAGTGTTAACGAAGCTTATGGTGATAAGTTAGGTAATTTATTTAAAGAATCTGACATAGATCCATGGGCAATTAGTCAGACCTTCCAAGATAATAATGGTAGTATCAATGAGTCAGACTATAAACAATTAGAAGGTGCTGGTTTATCCAGACAAACAGTGGACGCATACTTACAAGGGAGAGCAGTAGAAATGGGTTTAACAGAAACCTCCGATTCAAATGATATCAGTGATTCCACCGTCTCTGAAATTAAAAACTTTGCTGGTGGTGATGAAGCCTATACTAATATAGTTAACTGGGCTAGTAATAATCTAGGACAGAACGAAGTTAATGCTTTCGATGAGGTGATAAATTCAGGTAGTGTTGATGCTATTAAGCTAGCAGTATCAGGATTGAAGTCACGCTTTGAAGATGCAACTGGTAGAGAAGGTACAGTACTAACAGGTAAGGCACCTACTACTACACCTGAGCAAGGCTTTAGAAGTCAAGCAGAACTTGTTAGAGCTATGAGTGATAAGAGGTATGACAACGACCCTGCTTACCGTCAGGATGTCATAGCTAAACTAGAACGGTCAAACGATTTAGCATTTTAAACTATGGGTAAAACTATTAGAATACCAGTCATCCCTTTTGATGAACAAAAGACTGAGGATGCAGCAGGTGGTACATATAAGAAGAAGCCAGTACCCGGAGGTGGAGGTAAGAAAGGTACTTACACACCAGAGAAGAGCTGATGGGTAAGAAGAAGAAACAGGTGAAGGACACTGGTAAAGGTGGTAGTCAGTGGGATGATTACACTGATAAAAATAAATATGATAAAGACTGGCCACCTCAAGCCCCTCTTAAGAAAGCTAGGGGTGAGATACTAGGTCCGAAGGAGATTTACTCATGACTAAATCAGATCTCTGGAAGGAAGACATCATTACAATACTCATTGTACTTAGTGCAATAGCTTACACATACATCCAAAAAGAATGGAGGGAATTTAATGGACAAAGCTTCATACGATAAACATACTAGGAGAGTGACTGCTGCTAATGCAGTGAAAGGCAATCCAAACTTAAGAAAGAAAGTAATGTTAGATGCTGTTCAAATATATAAAGATGCAGTAAACCTTAAAGGAGTTTAATATTGCACACCACCCCTAACTTACTAGACGAAGAGACATGTAATTATATTCTATCTGAATTAACCGGACCTGCATGTGCTTGGTACTATACGTATGGTGTAGGCACAGCAGATGGAAGTGATGGTTATATGTTTGGACATATATTCTATGATCATCGTGGAAGGTGTAGTGATTTCTTTGATGGAATAGTTAAACCTATTATAGATAAGGCTGGCTTTACTGAACAGCATTTGCTGCGAGCTAAAGCCAACCTATATACAAATCAAGGTGAAACTATAAAACATGACTTTCACTTTGATAATCCTGTA